ATTACATACCAAGCAACTCCTGTATACATAAATAGTTTTTTTAAATCATTTACAAGAGCAATATCTCCTGTATTCATTCCTGTAACTGCAATCAAAGCTGCCATATTAGCTACTACACGACTAACGCCAGCAGCATTATTATCTGCACTATAGGCAAATCTTGTCCATGCAGTACCGTCATAGCTAAACATAGCTTTGTCTGCCGTAACATAAGCTAAGTGTCCTGCATTTATACCTGTAAGAGCATTCATTGCAGTTTGATTAGCAACGACACTAGCTGATGTACCAGCCTCTCCTGTCGATCCCTGTGACCCCGTTGGTCCTGTTGGTCCTACAGGTAATGTTTCAATCCAATAGTTATCGCCTGATTGATCCGTATAATAAATATAATTTTTAAGAGTTGCTTCATCTACCCAAATATCGCCTTCTTGAGGAGAAGCAGGTGCGTTTGCCGAAACTGTAGTTCCAGAAAATTGTGTAGCGTTAGCCCATGCCGTGCCATTCCATGCAAGAACTTCTGCAGATTGTGGACTTGATATTGCCGTAGTAATAACAGGTGTACTAGCATTTGTCATATCTTCTGCAGTTGAAGTTACAAAAACAAAAGATTCTGTTCCTGCAACACTGTTACCAACATTAATCCTATTACCTGCACCAAGACTACCAGATAAAACTGTATCCCTAGATAACGTAGTAACACCGCCAGAAATAGTTACAGTTCCTGTACCTACTTCAAATGCGGTGTCACCACTTTCAATAGTATAGCTAATAGTATCTCCTGTAACAATTCCAGCACTTTGAAATGTTTGAAATCCATCAGGAGGTGTATTAGACATAGTTATACTAGACACATTACCCGTAGTAGATATTTGCATCTTGGCTCTATTTACAAATTTTACCACGATATAATACTCCTTTTTTGGGTAATGTTATTTTTTACGCAATACGAATAATTGCGTTGGTTGCATTTGCAGTTGGGAACTGAATAGTAAAATCACCTGCTGTAGAACTTACTGTACCACCAAAACTAAAAGTAGCTACCGCTAATTTTCCAGAATCACTATCGTTGTAAATTAAACAACCAATTGCTGAAACAGTTACAGTTGAAAATGTTTCATTAGCAAAATCAACAAAAGCTGTAGTTCCTGATGTAGTAACAGTAGGACTGTCTAAGGCTTGCCCACCTGCAGAATAACCACCGCCACTAACTTCTCCATTACCTTGAAGTTGAGTATAAGAAGTAGTAGTGGCGTCATATGTACCCGTAGCAGAAGAATCTGCACTAATAAGAGCAATTTTGAAAGTATCACCGTTGTCAAAATTATGCTTACCCTTTAACAGATTTTCTTTAAAAGAAGTACACATTGCTGTAGTTACTGTAGCTGCCATTCTATAATCCTTTCATAGAACAAAATATAAGTAGGCTGTTTTTACACAACCTACTTAATACTTTTACTTATGCAAGATAATCACGATCAGCAAGCGCCGATGGCGTCATTGCTGCCGAAATATCCGCTACACATGCGTACAAACGCAGTTTACCAGTAGTTGCCGCTGCACCTGCAATAGTTACATCAATGGTATCTGCAGTGCCAACGAGAGCTAGATTTTCTGCCGCAAAGGTAGAAGCTGCTCCTGTGTTGACAAGGTTGGTTTCACCATTAGTACCTTTTACAAGATAAGTACCTGCTGCTTGTGTTAGATCACCACCATCAATGATGTCATCGCCAGCAGCGAAGTCAATATTACACGTACATGATGCAGTAAACGGTTTAAGTATTTCTGCCCCTGCAAAAAGAATAATTGATTGAGCAGGAATTTCAAGTAATTGAAATATATCACCGTCTGCAATAGTAGCACCAGCAACAATCATGGCATCAATATCCAAGATACGTTCTATAGTGCGTACAGGATTGCCTACATTGGTATGTTGTGCAATACTATTAGCGCCAACGCCGGGAGTAGTTTTTAGAGTCATGTCAAAAGTAGCCATTGTATATCTCCTTACGCTGCGTTATAACGGGCAGTAACGATTGCTTCTGGGCGAAGAATCTTACGACCATACAAATGCATTCCCCGAACAATGTCAGCGAAGCTATCAGGATCACGGTAGGTTTCTGTTTTAGAAATCTGCTCTGCAGTTGCAACAGCAGATTCATGTCCTGCCATAATTACACCAAAGTTAGTAAGCTGGTTTGCAGTTCCAGAAGTACCTGCGCCTGTACCTACTGAAGGCAGGTTAGACGAAGTATACAAACGAAAACCATGAAAGTTGTTAATAGTCAAACCATTACGTAGTCCACCTGATTCACCATAATCAGCATTTAAAAAACGGGAATCTTCATCAGCGAGGATTTCCATAAATACTGGATCAACCACTAACCAACGATTTGCACTATCAACTTGTTGTTGATCAAGCAAACGTTTCATGCGAGATATAATCATCGCAGGAGATACGGTTGTTGTTGGCAAAGAAGTGGCACCCGGTAAACGTGCAGCTACTGGAATAGAATGAGTACCAGCAGAACCTGTAGTAATATTACCGAAATCACCTTTATGCAATTGCATAGATGCAAGCAATTCGTTTGCACCAGCAGTAGTAACCGCTTTGGTTCCATTAACTTGATCATTTAATGCGCCAGCAACAGTATGCAAAGCAGACTGTTTATAACCAGCCATATAACCAAGAACTTCTTGATCATGTTGATCAGCTAAACGATATGCAGCACGATCTGTTGCGAGTTGCATAAAATTTACATGAGAATGTGCTTCTTCAATGTCATCCATTTTAAAAGCATAATAATTTGCTTTGTCAATAACTAATTGAAAATCAGTATCCTCAAGGTCTTGAGCAGTGACATTTGTGCCACGTGCATACTCTGATACAGAAATTTCAGGTTCTTTAAGAATCCTAACTGTATCGCCTTGTCCACTAATTTCTCCAAAATATTCTGAATTAGTGATGTCTCCAACTACAGTGCTTTTGCGGAATGCAAGCTGTACCTGTTTGGAGTAGATAATGGGGCTAAAATTTCCATTAGGGAGATTATTATAACCCGCCGCTGTCTGAAATGCCATTGTATTTCTCCTTGCATTAGACACAGATACAAACTACAAATGGTTTTAATGAGGCTAATTCTATAGGGTAACATTGTTGTAAAAAGTTGGCCTACCTTTTACAAAATGGGCCGTAGATTTAGGTAGTCTTTATACCTTATTTATGTTTGTGATAATAAAGTTTAATGCAAGTAATCCAATTATATATGGGGTTGCATTAAACTTGTTAAGTATAGTTATATCTTTTTATTTTTTATTGTCAAGTACTTTTTATCGTGCGCTACCAGAAAGATCATAAATAAAATTTCCTGTTCTAATAGCTTCCATAATTGAATCTTGATACTTTTCGTATTCATTCGCAGACATTTTATTAACTTTAGACTCACTGAATTTATTATTGTTAGAGCTAGAGTCAGGTGAATTGCGACTACTTTTATTACTTACAGTTTTGGCAGCATCTTTTTCTGTAGGTAATTTTTTAGATTTTATATTGCGATCTACTTTATATAAATCAATAGCACGTGCTGCTGATCTTGCATCTTCTTCATTTTCATATAATGCTTCTTGTACCCATTTAGGCTGTTCTTCTGCCCAATCGTGAAAATCATCACTGTCACGAATTTCACTAAAATCAGGATGCAAACGCAATAATTCTATTTCTGCTTTTTCTCTTGATGCTGTTTCTCGCATAAGATCAATTTCTTTTACACGTTCTTGTAAACCTGCTTGTTGTTCACGTGCATTTTTAATTGCAATAGTTTCTATAATTGCAGCTATCTCAGGATGTTCTTTTGCCCATGCATCAATATCTTCATCTGATTTAGGTAATTTAATTTTTTTTGCGGCAGTTTCTTTTAGTTGAGATTCTAAAGCTATAATACGTTGCTCTAAGTCTGCTTTTGCTTTTTGTGATCCTCTACGTAAATCAGCATAGCGTTTTTTGTAACTTTTTTCTTCAGCGTTTTCTGGCTCTGGTTCTACTTCCTTATCTTCTTGTGGTTGTGTACTTTCTTGTGTTTCTTCAAGCATTTGTTTTAATTCTTTTTCGTCTTTTTCTATACGTTCATGTATTTTACTTTTACGTTTAATTATAGATTTTTTTGTAGGCTCTTGATTTTCTAATACTTCAGGTTCCATTGTATTTCCTATTTACTGGGGCCACCGTAGCCTGTGTTGTAGGGGGGTGAGTAGCCAGTTCTAACTAACTGTTTTAACGTGTAGCTAAACCACGTTTACTTGTATTTATTTTAACACGTTTACGTTTTGATAACAACCCTCCTTTATCAAAAGAATAACCACCATCGCCGCCTCCTCTTTTTACTTCTTCTTCAGCACTTTCACCGGGGCCGCCACCATCAAACATATCTTTAAAACTCTTAAACCCTCCCTTATTTCCTTCAGGATCGGCTGGTGCTTTATAAGTAGTACCATCGTCTTTTACATTGTAACGAGTTCCTTCTTTATTTGCTTTTTGTTTTCTAGTAGGTTTTGGTTTAGGTTTATTTAATTCACGTTGTTGATATGCAACATTTTTAATTCCCGGTCCTGTATATTTTTTTCCGTCTAAAGTTGCTCTACCCCTTCCTAACAAACCTGTTTTAACAAACTCAACACCATTAATATCTTTAAATACAGTAGCAGCATCAGAAACATTAATTGAAATACCTCCATATTCTTTTTTGTCTCTTAAATCTCTTACTTTAGTAACTTTACCATCATCATTAACCATAACACCTTGTGGGTCTTTATCACCAGAAATTTTACCTACAGCGTAACCTCCAATGCTACTTCCTGTAAAACCACTATTTTTTGCGTTTACATAATCATCAGAAAAACGTACCCTATCAGGTATAAGAGATTTAGCCCTTTCAACACGTTTTCTTTCTTGAGTTGTAATTTTAACAGGTTTTGGTTTTTTAGAAAAAGTTGAAGCAGGGTCTTTAAAAGTAGGAACACCAGATCGTATCCGTTCTTGTTCTCTAAATTCTTCAGGGTTTAATGTGGAAACTACTGGGGTAGTAGGTATGTTGCTATCCGTAGTCGGAGTATCGCCAAGCATATCAGGTCTACGCCTATCAACAGTTAGAGTAGGAACATTAGAAGGATCAGGAATAGCAAACTCACTAGCTTCGGATTTGAATTGATTTCTAGTTTTTAAAGCATTTTGATCTAATTGACTCATATTAGGACTAACTTCAAAAGATTTCTGTCGAGGAATATTACTTTGTGTATTGGGATCATATTCAAATCCTTGAGAGCCAAAACTTAACTCATCAGGCCGATCTTTAACAGCTTTCATTTCTTCTGGCAAAAGTGTAGGTACAGGATTTTGCATATACTTTTGTTGTGTTTCTACTTGTTCTAGATTGTCCTCGGCTTGGGCAAGTTTTATATCTGCTTGATTAGCTCTAGACTCTACTTGGGCAGGTCTATCTCCACCTAAAAATCTAGGGTCTTTTGGATTTATTAATTTTGGTGCTGGTTTAGTTGAAGCACTCTGTTGAAAATCTGTACTTAAAGGTGGTGAGGCTCCTGCTTCACGGGCTTTTATGCCTTTTTTAAAATATTTACCATCACCGCTACGAGGATTGGTTAAAGTAATATTTGACTGCATTGCATTTATTGCATCTTCGCCTAAATATGGAGTATTTGCCATTGGTGGTTGAGAAGCATCCGTAATAGGGAGATCAGATTGACTATTAAACTCAGGTCTAAGAGATTTCTTTACATTCGGAGACTCAGAATTAGAAGCAGGTTTATTTGCTGTTATAACTGCAGTAGTAGCATTGTTTGCAATTGATTCTACTTGGTTGATGTTTAAATTAAGCCCTGCAACACTTGCAACTTCACCTAAAAAATTAGACACTTCTCCAACTATGGAACTTAATATACCTTTTTTTGCATCAGAATTAAAATTTTTACTTTCTTCATATCCGTTTAATATAGCTTGATATTCTTGTTTTTTAGGACCATCAGGTAAATTGTTAATGGCATTTTGCATAGTAGCTACTTTTTGACGTTGATCTATTTTTAATGCTGCTTGTGTTACCCCACCAAATTTAGGAATTAAAAGAGCGATACCCACTCCAATACTTTGACTTGCAGTATACCCGTCTGTAGATTCGTATTTCATCCTATCAAAAAATTGATCTGAAGACATAGATGAATAATCAATAGCAGTTGCTCTTGCTTCTTCACGTTCTATACGCTGCATAGCTCCATCATCATTAAAATTTTGTTCAACTTCTTTTACAGCATTATTAATTATATTTGCCTCTTCAGATTCGTTTCCTTTTACAACTTCTACGTATCCTTCTGGAATAGGAATAACAGGTTCTCCGTTAATAAAAGTAATAATAGTGCTGTCGCCTTTTGCATTTTTAAATTCTTTTGTAAGTATATAAGAAGAATTAGCATAACTAGAATAATCAGATTTTTCATTTGAAGATGTAGGTACATTTTGTATAGGCAAAGGTCTTACAACAAATCCCCCTTCATTAAATTCCATAGGTTGATTAACATCTCCTACAACAATAAGATCAGATGCAGTAAAAGGAAGATCGTCAGGCAAAGTAGCTTCATCACTATTGCCCATTTGACCCATAGCTTCCATTTTTTTAAGACCTATTTTAGCATCTTGTCTAATTTTCATAAGTTTGTCTAAGCCTATATATCTTACTACATCTTCAGGAAAAACAAACTCACCTTCACTTATACTAATTTCAATATCATCACGCACACCTTCTTTAGTGCCGCCAATAGGTACACGATTGCCTGATACTTCATCAATCTCACCACCTTCATCGTTAAGTCCACCTAGTGCAAAGTTCATTTGATTATCCATTGGTACTAATCCACCTTCCTTAAAAGTAGCAGGTCTTGCTCCTTCAGGCATATTATCTATGCGTAGTTTACGTAATTTATTTATACGTTCTGCTTTGAGGGCAGGAGTAGTTAATTTTGGTACTTTTGCTAATACCAACGCTCCTATTTGTACAACAGCATCTGCATTAAATACAGGCATCATTGTTTCTTTATCGTAAAAAAAACTATGTCTTTCAGGATTAAATCCTACTTGAATCCATTCAGGATCATTAATATATTTTTCAGCTAAAGCAAATGCATCTTTATCAGAAAAATCTTGCCATTCACCTTTCATAGTTGCAAAAGGAGTTTTAGTTTGTGTAAATTCTTGAGGTACTCTTTCGCCTGTTTCTTTATCTAAAACTTTTTTTGTTTTCTTTGCTTCAGTAGCAATATCAAGAGCTAATTTTTTAGCTCCCCTATTAGTCATATCAAAATTTACATTTTTTAAAACTGCTGTTCTTCCATATAATTTACCTTTTTCTTTATCTACAATACTTGTTACCCAAATATCGTGTTCATTGTATGCAGGTATATCTAAACGAGAACTTACTATATTACCTTTATCTAAACTACTATTTAATCCTAAAATGCCACTATCTGATTTATCTTTAGTTAATGCACCTACAACTTGTTTAAAGTTAGGCATCATTGTTTTTAAATCTTCAGGTGTAAAAGATGTAGCAGGTTGATTTTCTCTAATATATTTTCTATACTCAGGACCAGACATAATACCTGCCTGTAAATCTTTAGCCTGTTTTGAAAACTTTCTTTGTTTTCTACGTTTACTTTCTTCTTTAGGTACTTTGTTTTCTTTTTTCCAATTATCTATAGCTTCTTTATTGCCTAACATTTCCGTAGCTTCATCAGCTAGATCATCTGTTACTACAGAAGTTTTAATAGGTGTGTCTTCAATTATCTCAGGTAAATCTAAAGACATTTGTTTATTAATATCTTGAGCTTTATCAGCAGCTTTTATAACTGTTTTACCAAGTTTAGTAAGTAGACCCATTCTGTAGTACCTCTTCCCTTAATAAAAGTAATCTGCGTAATGTATGTATTGCGCCTTGCGCTCTATAAACTATAACACTTTCATCTGCCTGTTCCATAGACCTTTGTTGTTGTTTAATTAAATCCTCTACATAATTATTGAAGTGGTCCCACTCCTGTTGGTTCGCTACCAGTAGCTTGAGGTTGTTGATTAGGGGGTTGTTCATTTCCTGTAAATCCTTCTTGTCCCGGTGCTGGTACATTACCTGTACCTACAGTTGCACCGCCTACACCAGATGCATCCATTGGTGGTTGGCCTTGAGGTGGCTGTGGTTGATCTTGTTTAAATTCTTTCATAAGTTCTGCCTGTAATGCAGCTTCATCCATATTATTAGTTACTTTGTCGGGATCAAGATCAAGCGATTTTGCAATTTCTCTAATAATATATTGAAATTTTGTAAAAGGAGCAAGAGCAGGTGAAGATGCAATTTGCATAAATTGTGTAAGTCTTTGACTGCGTACTTCATTAGCCATAAGACTTTCTGTGCCACGTGCTTTAACTTCTAAATCGCCTTTAATAGAAGAATCAAAATCAAATTGCATATTAAATCTAAATAAACCTTCACCTAATGGTCGCAATAAATAATCATCTACATTTTTTACTACAGCTTTAATACTACCTTGCGCTGCATTCATAAGCATACTAATACCTGATGCAGTACGACCTATTCCTTGCACACCTGTTTGTCCATGTGCAAAACTAGGAAAACCCGTGCTTTCATCTGCAAGTACACGTGCTTTATCAAACAATTGTAAATTTTCTGACGCCACATTAGGAAACTTAGTACCAAAAATAGCTTGCCCCGGCGCACCGCCTTGGCGTCTAAAAACTTTGCCGGGATACAATGATAAGTCTTGACCGGGAACTAAGTTTGTTTCATCAAT